CGGCGAGGCCGAGGCTGGCCTCGAGGCGGGCGAGGGCTTCGCGCTCGCGGGAGAGTTGGCCCTTGGCGGCGACGAGCTCGGCGCGGAGCGAGTCGCGCTCGGCGGCGATGGCGTTGTATTTCGCCAGGATGGAGTCGGCGGCAGCGAGTGCCACGGGAGCGGCAGGCTCTTCGGTGACGGGCTCTTCGACATCAGCCACGACTTCGGGCTGGGGCTCAGGAGCGGATTCGCTCACAACGGTGGCCTCGGGGGTCTCGGTGACCTCTGGCTCGGCAGCGGGTTGGGTTTCGGCTTCGATTTGCATACGCGAAGCGGAGGCTGTCAAATTGGCCGGTGGGTTCTTGAACCGGGCGAGGCGGGTAAATTTGTTTGCTGTGGCGGCGATGGCCATGCCGTCTGTGACTTCGTCAATGAATCCGGCGGCTTGGGCTTCGGCGGCGGTGAACCATGTCTCGGCATCCATCCACTCGGTGATCTGCTCGGAGGATTGACCGGACTTGGCGGCGTAGGCGTTCACCATGTTCAGCCGGATCTTGTCGAGGAGCTCGGCCTGGTCGCGGAGCTCGGCGGCGTCTCCCATGGCCATGCCCCATGGGTTGTGGATCATGTAGAAGCCGTTCTCAGCCATTTTCACAGGAGCCCCGGAAAGGCTGATGACGGTGGCCATACTGGCAGCAAGGCCTTCGATCTGGACCTCTACATTGCCACGGCGCTGGAGCGCATTCGCGATGGCGTTCCCGTCGAAGACTTCTCCTCCGGGAGAGTGGATGCGGAGCAGGATGGAGTGGTCGGCAGGGACGCGCTGGAGGTCGGAGATAAATTGCTTGGCGCTGACGCCCCACATACCGATCTCGTCGAAAATGGAGATTTCGGTTTGCTTGAGCTCGGCTTTCGGAGAAATGGCATACCAGGTGTTCACGCCTCCGGTGGCATGTCAAAAGGCGGGGCTGGATTTTCCGAAGAAAAACGAGTCTTTGCCGAAGCGGTGCTTGGCGAGGAGATACCGGCGCTGGATCTCCCGGCGTTCCTCGGTTTGAGCCCAGAAGTAGGCCTCGGCACGATCCAGATCGGCGCGCAGCCGCGCGCACCACGCCTGCTCTTTGATTTCCAGACAGCCTGCCGTATCGGCGAGGTGGATGGACTTTCGTGCGCGTGTCCTACGCTTTTGCATGGCGCTGCTGCCGGATGTAGTCGGCGAGGTTCAGTTGAACTGGCGGCTCTGCCTTTGGCTGAGGAGCGGGCGGCACGCTGTAGAGCGTGCGCCCGAGCTTAGCGCGCAGGGCATTCAGAAACGGCAGGTGCTCAGGGTTGGGCTTGAGTGCGGGCGGTTTCATGCGAGGGGAATACATCTGCCGGGTTGAGGCCGAGAGAGGCGCACTTCTCCTGGCGGCGGATATAGGCGCGGAGGATGTCGTCTTCCTCAGCCTCGGCGTCGAGGCCGTGGAGGTTGCAATAGCGCTCCCAGCTCATATAGCCAGAGTCGAGGAGCTGGGCGTATAACCTGCCATCCCTGCCATTATCGACCGTGATTTTTCGAGGCGTGACCCAGTCGTGCCTCCACCAATCTTCGCCAGGGTAAGGCAGGCGACCTGCTTGGATTTCCTGCCAGAGCCAGTATTTCCACAGCGGGCGGCAGAATTGATCGACGAGCATTTGCTGGAGCCGCTCGAGGAAATTTTGCGCGACCTCGAGGAGGCCGCGAAACTCGGTGCCTGCGCTGCCGACGAAGACCATGAGCGCCTCGGGTGGGAGGCCGATGCCTCGGGCGATCTCGCCCATGAGCTGCCGGATGAAGGGCTCAAAGGCTTGGCCGGGGTGCTCGTTTTTGAACGACTGGATGGATTCGCCAGGACGGAGCTTGGGTATGAGTGTGCCGTTATAGAGCGTCTCGGTGGTGATGTCCTGCGGCACGGCATCGCCGCTTTGCAGACTGGAGAGACCGCCGCCGAGGCGAACGGCTTCGTTACTGGTGATGGCGAATGCGATCTGGCTCGCGGCTTTGGCTGAGCCTTTCGTGTAGGCCATAAATTCGCTGAGGTCTTGGCAGTTTATGATGGCATTATGCAGCCAGGAGATGCCGCGCGGGTAGCCTGCGCGGCGGACATGCCGGAAGTGGAGGATGTCGGAGGCTGGGACATCCTGGTATTTCCCGGCGGACCGGTCGGTGATGACGCGGTAGGAGACCGGCGCGCCGAAGCGGTCGAGGAGAACGCCGTCGAAAGCGCGGTCGCTGGAGTCGGCCGTGGAGCCTACGGCCTCGCCGCCGATGAATCGCACGCGGGTGCCGCCGCCTTGAGTTTGCAGGAACTGGCCGAAGAAATCGCCATCCACGGCGACCTGCCGGAGGATGAGCGACTGCGCGCCGTAGAAATTCACCTGAGCGGCTGCGTCGAATGCCCACGCCTCAGCGCAGGCGCGGTCCTCGAAATGCCGCTCAGCGCGGCGGTTCCATGCGGCGTCCGAGGTGCGAGCTTGCGGGACGATGCCCGTGCCGACTGCGCGCTGGGCGAGGTGCTCGATGATGTAGGCGGCGATGCCGACATTGTTGTAGAGCCAGCGGGATTTTTTGAGCAGATCGATGCGGGTCTGCGGTGGGGCCTCGCGCTGAGGATCCACGGTGTTGAGAAAGATGAGGCCGCGATTGCGGGAGAACTCGGCGGCTTCGTAAGCGGCGGCCTTTGGCCGACCTGCACCGGGGCGAGCGCCGCCTCGGTTTGATTTCTTTGAATTTTGTTTGATTTGCGGCACGCCCGCTGCGGCGTGTCAAACAGGGGAGGCGTAGAGGGATCGGTCCACCACAGCGCACAGGGATCGCGGCGCGTTGCCTTCGGCATAGACCTCCATGATCACGGCGAGGCGGGCGGTCTTGGGAAGGTCGCTGACCTGCGCGCCGGTGCCGGTGCCATCTCCCGAGAGGCTGGTGATGATGGTCTCCTCGATGCCTGATTCGACGGATGCGGCCATGGTGAGAAGCTCGGCCTTCGATTTGCCGAGGGCTTTGAGATAGGCCTTGTAGCCTGCGCGGGCGGTGTCGGATGCGGTCACAAGCGGATCGACCTGTCAAAAGGGAGACTATTTCAGAACCCACCAGGCGACGCCGTGGAGTTTCGTGCAGTCGCCGAAGTGGTCTTCGGCGACTTTTTTCCAGAAGAATGGGGCGAGGCGGGAGTTTTTGTTTTGAAGGAGTTGCTGGCCACTGTGGCCTGAGACGAAGTCTTGGCCGATGTCGGCAGGGAGATGGAGCGGTGGGGGCATCTTTTTATTGATGCGCTCGAGGTAGAGCTCGAGCTTGGCCGTATGATCGATGTAGGTGACGAGGCGGAGTCCGGGGTAGCCGTTGATTGCGGATTGGTTCCAAGTGCCGAAGGCTGCTGTTGAGCCTTTCGATGGAATGAAGAGCCCGCCGCTGCGGGAGCAGATGGAGTAAACGCGCTCGGCTGACCAGCCGGAGTCGATGAGGCCGAAGCGGGGGGTGAAGATTTTTTCGCCGAAGGCGTAGCGACGGGCCTCGATAAACGCGGGGCTGATGAGGTCCTCGATGGCGAGCACGGTGCCGTAATCCACGACCCATGACTCGCCGCTCTGGATGCGTGCCTCGACGGTCCAGTGGGTCTGGCGTTCGCCGGGGTCGGCACAGAGGGTGAGCACGAGTGGCTCGACGGGGAGCTCGCGGAGGCGGTAGTCCGGCGAGCGGAGGGCTAGGATGGCGTCGTCCTTGACGGTGGCTGCGCGGTTTTCCCAGGGCAGGCCGAGGAAGTTATTGTGGAAATCGTGGAGGCCGCCGGGGGTTTCTTTTTTTTGAAGGAAGATGCGGGCGAGGTCTCCCCAGGAGATCTGCGGCGAGTAGAGCGCGGAGATGTGGCAGGAGATGTGGTCGGCGTGGGCGCGGGGATTTGAGGCGATCCACTCGCCACGGCGGATGATGTCACTCTGCATGGACTGCGGCCACTTGGCTTCGCAGGACTCGCACTGGTAGGTGGTGTCGCGCTCGACTCCGGCGAGGTCCCACTGGGCGGCCAGATCGCGGTGGTGCTCGGGCCACTTGAGCTGCTCGAAGCGGAGGGCCTGCGCGTGGCCACACTCGGGACATGGAACATGGAAGCGGTGCTGGCTCCCGGCGAGGAATTGCTGCCAGATCGCGCCGGTCTCGACGGTGGGCGTGGAGGTGAGGCAGGCCTTCGAGACTCGGCGGTAGAAATTCAGGCGCGCCATGGCGAGCTCGAGGGCGGGGGCCTCGAGGGAGGAGTCATCAGGCCATTTATCGACCTCATCGGCGAAAAGGTAGCGGATTGCGCGACTGG